GGTAAAAAAGTCTATTCTTAAGTTATGACTAGATTAGAAGAACTACAGCAAAGGCTTGCACAGTTAAGCCTTGAAAGAAATCAACTGTCTGTTTCTTATAACCAATTTACTGGTGCAATGATGGAAGTCGAACGTCAAATTGCTGAAGAACAAAAACAAGTTGGTGATGTACAAAAAGAAGAAGTAAAATCTAACAAAGATTAGACTAAATTTTTTTTATTTGTATAATTACAGTAATGTAATACTCAACATGAATTGTTGGCATTGTAAATCAGAGTTGATTTGGAGTTCTGATCAGGCAATGGATGGTGAAGACTATCCTATAAAATCTGATGAATACAGTATGATTTCTACACTTTCATGCCCAAAGTGCTATTCAGTTGTAGAAGTCTATAAACCTTAATGGACGAAATATTATTACCAAATTTACCTGATACAACAAATATTTTAGTTCCACCTAAAACAATTTTTTATCCCCCTGTAGCGGAGATTCCATATTTAGATCCAATCCTTCTACCTTCTCTGGAACAGGTACGTTCGGGACTTGGGGAAGATCAGGAATCTTCTGCTGAAGAAGAAGCATCATCTTCAACGGAGGAAGTACAACCAGGAACATCACAGCAAGTACCGAACAACTTGCCAAAAACCAAAGAACTTTACACAAGTGTAGATGATGTAGCTACATTTAATTTACCTTTCTTTGGCGAAATGCCAATACCTTCCCCAGAGGTAATTGCGTCAAGTGTAATAGCATCAAGCGTCAGTGCAACAGCAGCAGTTGCGGGATCAATAGTTCTTCAATCTGTAGTCACACAATTAAAGAAAATATTTACCAAAATATTTAAAAAAGTACTTAAAAAAGAAGTGGCTAATTTTCAGAAAAAAGATCAGGATTCCTCTGAACATAAGTCCTAATGTTTATTACGTCATTGCAGATATAAGCAAATTTCGATTTAGGATTAATCATATAGCCAGCAGCGTGGAGTTGTGAACACTTTAAAACTCTCACTAATTGCTTATCATGCACTTGCTTTGATAATTCTTCTTTGGCTAACTCTAGCTTTACTTTGGATAGCTCGTTACAAGTATTATTATCTCCCAATGGGATCATAAAAGACATTTGCACACCCCACCCTTCATTGATGCTATATGTTTCTTCGCCTTGAGCATCATTACCTGTATAGAAAGGAGTTACAGCCATAGTAGGTTGACTGCAAACTAGGTTTCCAAACTGCTGTTTACCTGTCATACCATTATTTATATTCATATTTTGATTAATTATTGATGAATTTCCTACAGCATTAGGAGCAGCTATAACATCTGTTTCCCCTTCTGCTTTTACAGTACTACTGACTAAACACGCTGAGAGAAGTAATAACGCTAGTGGTTGTGATCGAATCATCTTGAGTAATTTTTTCTATCATTTGACTTGCTGCTCTTGTAGTAGAAGTAAAAGTCCAATCTGCTGTATTATCTGTTGGTGTAAATATAGCGTCAGTTGCTTCTATACCACCACTAGTAGCTGACGTAACGGTTATATTTGACCCTTCCCATGTATTTACTGCTGCACCATATTTCTCTGTCACAATCGTCCTAGTAATAGTTTGTGTGGTATTTTCTGATCTGTTGCTAGTACCTGTAGTCCAGGTTGGCACTACGCCATTAGCAAATACTGGACTTGATAAAAAAACAAATAAAAAAACTAATTTTTTCATTGAATACCTACCTTTGTGTCTTTGTTGTCAACTACTTTAGCAGCGTTGTTTGGTTTCTTTTTGTTTACAGAGATACCGTAACTACCTAAAACACCACTGGTAAGTCCAGCTAAAAACGCGCCATCATTACGAATTTTATCCATGTATCCAAGAGTCATCATTGCAAGCGACCAAACAAGAATCATGAATCGAACACTATGACCAAAGATTTCTCCCCAATCTATGCCTTCTTTTTCTTCTCGTTCTTCCATAGTTGCATTACACATGTGTAACTATACTTATAATATATGCAATTAACACTATGCTTGCAATCCTACGCCCAATTCTCTTTGCTTTTATTAAATCAAAAGCGATAAAAAAATTAGTATTAGATATTCTTAAGGCATTAGCCAAGCAAAGTACAAATAGAATTGATGACCAGCTTGTAGCAATTATTGAAGATAAATTACTTATCTAATTTTTTAGACCAGTATTTTATTAAAAGTTTTAATTCAGCAATACGTTTTAATGCTGCTTTGCGTTGCTCTTTTTTAAATGTCATACAAAAGCATCCCAAGCCATATCAAACGTAGGAGGCTGCCAGTAAACAATTTGACCATTAAAATATTCATGCTCTCTTAATATCCTTGCCAATCTGCCAGTAGCCCAGGGATCAGGTACATTACCTGGATCTTTTTTTTCTGCTTTGTCATACTCTCTTTTAACTATCTTCCAAAGATCAAAAGTACTTTTTGCCTCTAACCATTCTTCTGATTTAAATAATTTATTTTGATCACCAATACCAGGGCAACCAAAAAAATTATCAGCTCTATCTCCAACTAATATTTGTTTATAAAAGTGCATATCTGCTTCTCTTTCTGTCACTCTTACAATATTGTCATCTATTAAATGAAGTCCTGGAATAGTTTTAAGATCTTTGTCTCCACTAACAATGACATCGTTCTTCCTTGCAGATACTCCTATTGCGTCATCTGCTTCTAAGTTTTGAAAGGTGACGATGGGCCACGTTTCAGAAATCCATTCTCGTAACTTGGCATACCCAGCGGGTCTTCTATATTTCCTACGGTTTGATTTGTAGGAGGGTTCGATAGAATAGCGGAAGTTCGTGCTTGAACCCAGGGCCATGACCATTTCGTAGTCAGGTAAAAGTTTGTCGAGCCTTTGTATCTCAGCATCGACTCCGAATTTTGCATCATTAATTTGACAGTAATAAGACCAAATGCCGTCATGTAACTCGTACTCATATTCGTTGGCACAAGCATGACGGTAAGTAAATAATTCAACGTCTATATAAGCTTTATTTTTCATGATGGTTCTATCCATTTTTGATCTAAAAATTGATTTTCTTCGTGAAATTCAAACGAGCCAGCGTAACCGCACCTACCTAACATGCGATTTTTTAAACAGTAACTATGAGTAAGATTTGTACCTCTTGACCTACCCAATGCCCATATTGTGTCTGCAAGCTGGACTACAGAGTGCGATCCTCTTATGTCATGTAATTCAGGGATGCCGCCATCTTCCATATTTTTTACCTGGGAAGATGATCTATTTAAATGCGAGATAGCAAATACAGTGCATTTTGTAGCAGCAATAAAACTTCGAATTTTTGTAATTAAAGAATCTAAATGCCTGGTATCCATAGCTAAACCAGAACCAATAATTGTTAGATGATCCAGGTAAATATGTTTACAACCTAATGATCTGACCATGTAGTTCATTCTTTGAAGAATTACGTTTTCATCTAATGAACCAAAATGATCAAACAGCTCTAACATGCCACCCTTAGTTACAAAGCTGTCTGCATCTGCAATATTCTTTAACTGGTCATCAGTAAAGCCAGCATAGTTTTGCCTTGCATGTAGTTGCACACCAGCAGCCATGCCAACAAACCTAAAAATTGCTTCTTCTGCTGTTTCCTCCAAACCAATCCACCCGCATTTAATACCTTTTTCCATGTCATGCAGAGCTAAAGCCCTGGCAAATGTAGTCTTGCCAATTCCTGACCCTGCAATTAATACAACTAATTGATTGTCGTAAAAAGGTGTCATGCGATTCCATGTAGCAAACCCGCAGTCAGTAGCAGTTCTGTTAGGTGGTTTTATCGTGATGCCTGCGTATGCACTGGCTGATTTAATTCCATCAGGTCTTAATTCTTTTGCAGCAAAAATAGCTTCTTTAACAGCCATGCTGCCTAGTTCTACAAGTGTTTCATTTGCATCCTTTAGTGGAAATACAACTCTTCTTACTTGCCCAGGTTGAAATAATTCGACAATAGAATTTGCAGCTTCTTCTCCTGGTTCATCCATATCAGTAGCAATATAAATAGTTTTAAAAGGATTAAAATAATCCAAATGTTTTTTTACAAAATTTGCTGCTGATTGTGCCCCATTAGGTACTGATATTCCAATCACTTTTCCGTTTGTTGAGTAAGTGATTGATGGTGCGTCAAACTCTCCTTCGCATATAGCGATTCCATCATGGTGCTTAGGATTTGCGAGATGTGAACCAAACCCTGCGACTTCTTTCGGTTTTCCTGTCCAACTGATTCTGTCATTTTTATTCATTCGATAAAACCCTTATCTTTTGGGCTATTGGTTTTCCTGATTTGTCTCTGTATTGAAAGACAACTCCTGTTTCTGTTTTTAAAATTCCGTACTGCTCCAGCACTTTTTTGGGAATACCTCGGTAAGTATCGTTATCCCAGGTTTTAAATACTGGCACTGCTACTGGAGGAATATACGTCTGTCGGGTGGTTTCTGTTTTTTCTTTGAACAACGTGTTGCATGCAAAGCAGAATTTGTGGTCTGTATAAACCGCCCTGCCATCACTACTCCCACACTCGCAAGGCTCATGACGAATAAATTTAGATTCACTCATCTACCCCCACTGCATGTTTCATCTCAGATAAAGCTTTCATTAGTGCTGCTGTTTTTGTTATTTTTTGTGCCAGGGTTTTTACATCTGCACATTCGTAAGTTGTAAATTTTGTTTTGCAGTTATCACATATCCTTCTTCTAATGACATAAGGAGTTGAACCTTCTGTCCTGGTATCGGTACGGTAAATTTCCGTCCTTGTAAAATCACAATGAGGGCAATTCATTTTGTTTTGTCATAAGTAATACGAAACCAAACATTTGCTTTGTTTGCTTTTGGTTCGTGTTTCCAATAGCAATGAACCTCTCCAATTACTTTTACGTTGTCATCAACAAATAATCTTTTTTCGTCTTTAGTGCTAGTTAGAGCATCAAATAATCCACCAAGTAAATTATCAATGTCTCCTCTTGCAGCAGTGTAAAAAATTACTTCAAAGCTTTGGCAATGACTTAGAGGTTCATCTGTCCAGTATTCAGAAGCCATAGACCATAGATCTTTTTTCCATTGCATATATGCTTTGTCCATATATGGTCTGACCTGACCCATAAACGACCTGGGCCTAGCTTTTGATCTTGGTCTTATGTGCAGATAAAATTCAGCCTGCTTCATTAAACACAGGAGTATTTTGCTCTGCTTCCTCGTTTACATAACCACCTTGTACTTTTTCAAATACAGGATCGGCTGACCTTTCGTAGGCAATGTGAGAAACAACCTGTGCTTGTCTTGGTTGATATGCAAGACCTACTCCTGTTGGGCCTTTCCAGGGATATATTTCATAAGCAATAATCATTTTTGATCCATTGCCTATAAGAAAATCATGATTCCATATATTGTTATGGCTATCTACAACTAATGGGCCTGATGTAAAACCACCATCACGTTTTCTAGTAAATCTTTTTAATTTAAAAGTCCAAAGTGTAAGCATGCCATCTTCTTTTTTTGGTAAAGAATTAGCTGATATTTTTGCATTAATTCCATGCTGTTTAGAAAATTCATCCTCTTGTTTCAATAACCATTCAGCATGTTGCTGGTTTTTTGTATCCAAAATAGCTTCGACACTCCATACAGGAGGCTTGTTAGGTTCAAATCTATTTGTCTCTGGTTCGCCCAAGAGCTTGCACCATTGCACTTCTAGTAGTGGTGTCTGTAATAATGTATTCATAAAATAAGACGTTATCGCTTTACATACTATATGTAGAGTTCTAAGATTGTGTAAATGTTAATAAAACGCTATATTTTGATTTCAAGAAAATAGATATGGATTGCTACCTATAGTGTTTGCATCTAATGTATTTACATGTGGAGGTTCGGGGAAATTAATACCACTATGGCAGCACATTTCAATCCAGCACTGCTTTAATAAATCTTTTTGGTACATGTCGTGCATAGTAGTATGTAATGTTTTATGCAAATCATTTGCACATAAAGCATAAGTAGCAAAACAATCATGATTTACTAATACAGGTACACTTTGATCTTCACATGTGTTAAGTAGCGATACTAGATATGCACTATCTAATGAGTGAGCAAAGTTAGCACCAATACTTTTATTGGCTTGTGTCGCTGATAGCGGTGCATTTTTTGGCTGATCCTGGAGATTAACATTTAATCTTTTTCCAAATAAAAATGTCCTTACTGTTCTTGTTGTTGGTTCTCTATCTGCTACTTTCATAGGCCAGCCAGAAGGTGTTGTCCATATTAATGGCCTACCTTGTGAAAGTGACATTCTGCATACTTTCATTAACCATTTTTTTACTGCAATACAACTACTAATTTCCTTTTTTAATTCTGCCCATATATGTTTTGCTAAATATTTTGATGGCATTGCAACTCTTAATGCAAATTCTTCTAAAGGTACATAATTTAGATGTTCATCTAATGCCTCTACTAATGAGTCACACAAACTCATAAATGAACCTCCATAAGGACTAGCTAGTATTGGGCCCTTAGTTAGTTTTCTGTCTATACCTCTACCAAGCCATAATTCAGCTAATGCTTTTTCTTTTTCGTCACCAAATTGCAAATCCTGGGTAAGCCTATAAGTGACTTGTTCTGCTACTTGTGTATATAAATCAAAAGGTTTATCACCATATAAATTACATAATCTGCCTACATGTTCATCCCTTACAAGTGCGGAGAGTATTCCACACCCAGAGGTAGTTTGATCAAACCTCACTGGTACATCAGATTTCCTATGTTTTATTGCGTCTGCTACACCCCTGCAAAGTTGTAAGAATTGCCAGGGATCGTCTGCATCCCGCCACAGGTCTAGGTTTTTAAGGGGATCTGCTGCTGTAGCTTTAATTTTTTCAATGTTACAATTTCCCCACAATAATCTTTCTTCCCATGTCTTTTTAGACAAGCCATAATGCCCTGCTGCTGCCTTTAAAAGCCAATCTATAGCTGTATTATCTACAGGTGTTTTTGAATTAAAATTTAATAATGCTTTTTCTGTATCTGGGCCTTGTGTTGTTACATATTTATTGCCTGTATATAACCTACCTCGATGATCTGCATGGTAACTCTGCCATATAGTTCTACCTTTTAATTCTTCTGCCATTTGCAAACTTCTTTCTATCCTTACTCTTCTTGGTCTATTTTGTTCTCTGTCTCTATGTGCCATTGCAGCATATCTATTTCTTATTTTTAAATCTTCTGCCGTAGGTTTATCTCCTAATCTTTCAGGTAATTCCATAGGTGCTCTGGCACATGGAAACAAGCCATCTATGCCATTTTCCCATGCAATACGTTGCAGCTCTACCATTTCTCCATCAACACGCAATGGTGTCTCCTGGAGGTAATTAACTGCGGTTAAAACTTTTAATAAATTTGCAGTTTTATAATGACTTATTGCAGTTGTATGCTTTTCTTCATGGTCTTGTATTGGCACTCTTATTAAACATTCCTGGTTGTTTATCATGCCGCCACCATATAAACCATTCCAGGGATTAGGAGGGCAAACCATAGCAGTATGAACCCCACGATAAGCACTGGCAGGGCAGTCTCTAATTAATTGTTCTGCCTCTTGCGTAGGCACAACAAACCTGGGTGTAGTTTTACCAATACGTCTTTTTATCACGCTTACAATACCAGTAGCAGGCACTATATGATCCAATAAAAAACGGCCTACATCTAGCCGAGTCATATCATTCCATAAAGGTATTGGGCAGTTTAGTTTTCGCATCATATCTTTTGTCGCTATACGTCTTCTGCTATGCCCTTGTCTTATTAAATGTCTAAATTCTGTTGAACTTTTCTTATTTAACCTAACTAATCTTTGTTCGTCTTCTATCGCTTTACCTAAATTTTGACAGAACGTAGCTATCCTGGCTTTTCTACTTAACTGGTCTATGGTTGCTACTAAAGCAACTGCTGCAATATGGTGCGTACCAGCAAAGTTATCAAAAAATGGTATAGCAGCTCCGTTTACTCTTGCCTTATCAGGATTTAATACATAATCTTCAAAAGTTTTATCTAATTCTTCTGCTAAAGCATCTAAACAAACAGCATATAATTTCTGTCCATAAAGTAAAGCTGACTCTTTGCCATGCTCTTTTAGCTTGCGTTGTGATGCTTGATGAGATTGTTTTGATCTCTCTTTTGCCTTGTTTTGTCTTGCAACTTGTTCAGTTTTTAGGGCTTTTAACTGGTTGCACATTTTTTGCAACTTGCAACTTATGTGTGTCCTCCATATTGTGAGCTATACGGTTCTGTAATGCAAGTAAAGATTACTGTTAGTGACTTGTTTTTATTTACTCTACGGCCTTGTAATCAAGTATGGATCACTTTGGCAATGTGATCAAGATTCACTCCTAGACTAGGCATTTGCTTAAAGTTGCATGTCGGTTGCATCAGTTATGTGCAACTTATTCTCACCTAACATTAGTCCACATTGTATGTTATTCATCTTTTCAGCAACAGTTGTTAATTGTGTTATGTCAACATGAGCATATCTTTGTACCGCCTGCAATGATTTCCAACCACCCCATTGCATTACCTGGATTAAACTTACTCCTTGAGCTGTTAATCTTGTGGCACATGTATGCCTGGTGCAATGTGTTGTTAACAGTTTATCGCTAGCTAATCCAACTGCATTTTTAGCCATGTCAAACTGATGCTGCCATTCTTTGTATTTCATTCCCCATACTTTTGCCGTACTTATGGTTGGCATGTAAGGAGCAATAGCATTTAATGCAGCATTTGTTAACGGCACTGTCCTGGCGGCTGCATTTTTTGTTTTAGGATATAACACTCTTTTTTTATAAATATCTACTTCTCTGCCCATCATGCGTTCTGCTTCTGAATATCTACAGCCTTGCTCTATCAAAAATACAAATTTATGAGCTAATTTTGGTTTATGTATTGAATAAAAATAATTTACAAATAATTGTTCTTCTTCCCTGCTAAAAACTCTTTCTTTTGTATTGTTCATAGGCAATCTTTTTGGAAAATTAGGCAATTCTTTTATATATCCCATTTCATGACTATCTACTATCATGCAACGCAATGTACTTGCCTTCCAATTAACTGTTCCAGGTTTATTTCCTAAATTAAGAAAATGCTCTCGCATGCTATGTATATCTTTTGCTTGTATCCATGCGACAGGGTGATGACCACCAAAAAATTTTAATACTTGCATGCCATAGTTTTCAGCGTTGTATCCACATGCCTTGTGCTTCCATCTAAGGTTGTAACTAAGGTCAAATGCCTGGGATAACGTAAACATATCTCCTGATCTACGTCTTGCAGGCTGCAAACTGTCTGCATTTTTGTATGCCTCTGCCTGCTTTTGAATAACTAACTCTTTAGTAGCTGCTTTTAATTGGATTCTTCTGCCATTAATTTTAAAGTCAGCAATCCAACCCTTTTTGTGAGGGTTTTTTCTGATAGACATGATTTGGTCGTGGTAATGGGTGGTTAATTTATGTTGGCTAGGTTTTGTTGCATTGACTTACCTTTTTTAGAAAGTCTTACTCTGTACCTTCTGCCTTCTTTTGGGTCTATAAAAATTTCTACTAAGCCTAAACTGTTGCCTCTATGTCTTGCACTTGAACTAAGGGCATTGCATATACGACTTACAGCAGCATTAGACAAATTAAATCTTTGTTCTATCTCTCTGTAAGTACAAGAATCTTTACTAGAAATAAATAAAAATACTTGTGTGTGATGCAGTGGTAATACTCCAGGATCTAATGAACCTAAAATATCCAGAGCTGCCGCCAGTTGACGTAAATCCATGAGTATTGTTTTGGTGTTGGCCGTGTTTCTTTCGATACAAAGAACGATAACCCAAAATTACGTTTTTGGCGAGTTCTATAGACGCTTAAATGTATTCCATAACTAAAGTCTGGAATGATAATAGATAAAATTAAAGTAGGTTCATGGTGTAGTTTCATTATCGTATATAGTTATAGCATTAGTTATATCATGGGGTTTACAAAATTGCTTTACACATGTGACGAATGGCACATCATTGAAAATGGTTTTCAATAAGCAGTTTGTAACCATTGTTATATAACTTATTGCTTACTCTTCACTTCTGATGAGTTGTAATACCTCTATGCCTGTTTTTGAAAGCATTATAAGCTTAGATCTTAAGTTGCCTTGCTTTTTACGCTTCAATAAAGGTATGCGTGGCTGAATTAGTTCGCCTGCTTTATTTAACTTAGGAACAAAAGGGTAAATTGCTTTATTTACTGTTGCTGGGCTTGCTCCTGTTTTTTGGGCTAATTCTGCTATTGTTTGCGACTCCTGGGCGACATATAAAAAGCACTCGACAGATAATAAACCTATACGGCTTCTGTCGGTGCTGTTTTGTCTGAGCATAGTCAACAATCTTGCGAAGGTTTTGTATTGCTCTTTAATCATTTAAACCCCTTCTTGATGTTTTTCTTGTCCCTGAAATAGCGTTTTATTAATTCAAAACTATGGAGCATTTTGTGCTGTAATACCGCTAATTTTGTTTCGATCTGTCTTTGATCGTCCAGGACTTTTATAAATTCATCAACAATATTTTCATATTTTTCTAAAAAACTAGCTTTTAAATAACTTACTTGCAGTAATGATGATTGTATGTCGGATAATTCCGCATATAAATCTTTGTCATTGTTTATTATCCTGTCAGATAGTAAACCTTTTGATAATTCGTCCAGGTCTTTTTGTGCCTGAATCATTTCGGGGTCGTCTGGTTTGTAGTTCATTCGCTTTCTAGTCTCCTGGCGGTTTTGCCAATTTCTTTTGCTAAATAATTAATAGACTCCTGATAATCTATTTCGTTACCATTCTGCGGCAAGAAAAAAGTCGCATCACGTTCAGCAATTTCGCATAATGCTCCAAGAATATTGAATAAAACAGTTGTTTTTTGCTGATTATTCATTGTTGTTTGTTTCATCTTTTTTAAATGGTTTTAAATAGTGGTATAACCTTTGATGTAGGTCAGCCATTTCACGACATTCAAGTTCGCTTTCTCCTTCCATGTTTTTAAAAGACAAAGGCTTATCGTGACTCACTTCTTCTGCTGTTGTGTGCCACATTAAAAAACCATCTAATTGGTCTTGAATTAAATATTCAAGGTCATCACTAAGCATATAAAATTCACACTTAATCATTTCAGATTTATCTGTTAATTGATTGTCTGGAATAATAAAAGGCTTGCCGTTGATGTCGATAATCTTTTGATTATCTGTTGATGTCATGATTTGAGGTTTCATTTTTGAAAACTGAATAAATAATTATTGATCCAACTATTAAGACAAATACTGGTTCAGCAAATCCGACCAATAAATATATTAAAGCTGGTAAAGAAATAGAGCCGCCCACAAATATAAGGGCAGCTCCAAGCATTTTTTTCTTAATTGGTTTTCTCCTGACTTTTCGGCTCGTAAACTTTTAGGCTTACAAGCTTGTCTTCCCTGGTGCTTACATATACTTTTTTACCTTTCTTGTTTTTTGTAAAAAAGCCTTTTGCTTCTTTGGCTACATCTTCCGCAGAATTTAACTTGTTGATGTCAATTTCTTTACGGTCTGTAGTGCCATCGCTATTAAATTGAACAAATTCAAAACTAGGCATGATTAAATCTCCTTTTGGGTCGTGGTTTGATGCTGTATGAGTACAGCAGAGGAGGTTAAAAACCTCCTGGGCTGGCTTCAATCGTCATCACTTACTACACATAAGCCGACATTCTTGCCGTTTAAGTCAAATAATGTAATTTGGTTAGGTGTATTGTGGTCAATCCTTTCCCCTATGCGCTTCAATATCCTTTGCACCTCATTAGGATTGTCTTCAAAAGCTGCATTATCAGTATTAAAGCTTATGGTAATTCGGCTCATGAAACCCTCTTTTGTATTGGCTGGCCTGTCCAAACATTAGTAAATGTTTTTACTTGATCGGCTTTCCATGCTTCGCTTAAATCTTTGCAAAGGTCATGCATGTTGCACTCTTCAAGCACGTTGTAAGCAATGTTAAAAGCTTCCTCACAATCCCATCTAACATAATGGGCGGCAAGGTTGCCGATTGCATCCCCTGCGGTTGCCTTGTCAGGATCTATAAATGATGCCTTTTTGCTAAGTTGCAAAGCTTTTGTAAATAGTGTTAAAGCTTCCTGTCTTAACTTTTCTCTTTCCTGGTGTTTCATTTGTTTTACTTTGGTCGTGGTTATAAATAAGCCTGGTTGCTCTTAGTAGGATTTCCCCACATTGTCCAGGCTTAATTGCTGGAGAGTCCAGCAGGGAAGGCCCGCAGGCCCTCCAGGCTAGATTCAATTAGTTGCCCTGGCTTTTTCATTTACGTCAGCTCTAACACGTTTACAAAGCATTTTGTAATGGTTAATTAATTGCATTGTTTCGCTAAAACTTTCCGTACTTGTTGACGGGTATCTATCAAAATTCCTACATGGTGCTAGATCGTTCCAATATCTGTTAATAAGGTGCGGTTTCTGTTTCTCTATTGCCTCATAAGCATAAATAAACAGACTAGCGTCCATGTCTTCCTCTAAATAAACCCGCTTGTCATGCAAGTAAGAATAACCAGACACATGTTGATCAATTCCTAAATACTTAAGGAGGTCATAAGAGACCTCCAAAAATCCATGACCTCCATCATGATGAAAAGTAAATGTATTAACCATTTAGAAAACCTCCCTTTTTAAATCGTCCAGGATCTCCTCCCGTTGTGCCTGGTTTAAATAACTAACTATTGCCTTAACTAGATACTCTTTGTCTAGTTCGTGAAGCTTGTCTATTAAAAGACAAGCTGTATCTGTAGGAGTCATTAGTTAAACCTTTTTTTAACGTCTTCTATGGTGCATTTAGACCAGTACAAGTCTCTTTCCACCATGTACTTAACAGTTAATAAAGAAGGCCTGCTTGTGTACTTACTTAATAAGTCCTTTAGTTCTGTGATGCTGATGTAACCTAGTTCGGCCATATCAGGCATCCCTGAGAGCCTGGACCAACCGAAGGCCTCTGTCCCTTCCTCGTTTACCTCTGTTAAATAAAAGTCACCAATAGGCCCGAATAAGTGGGCATGCACTGTTGCCTGGTCTCCCTTGCCGTCCTGTTCGTAAAGCCTGGGCATTTCCTGGATTAACTCCAAAGGCATAAGCTTAAAGCTTTCCTGAGTTTCAATAGTTTCCATTGTTTGTATTCCTGGCGGTGGTCGTGGTTTGTTATTGCCGCCATTAGCTGTATTCTGCCTAACCTCTTAGAACTTTGCATTACTGCAAATAAGATATTAATAAAACTTTACATTAGTTATCTTCTGCTATTCTCTGGCGGGTGTTTACTTTTGTTTATGCTTGCCTGTTTGCTGGCCTCCTGGACTGAATCCCAGGCCGTCCAGCAATCGAACACATTTTTAATGTGATGCAGGCCAACCACCCCAGGCCCTCCCCTCCCTTGGTTGCATTAATGGTTGCAAATATATAAAAATCTTCTTTTTATAGAGGATTTCTAGGGGGGCAATGGGGAAAAGTAGCCGAATCAGTATCGATA